AACCTGTAAAAGAACTTCATACAATACAATAGCTAATACTCATACTGGAGATGGTACACCATTTCGTGGTAACTATGCAGGTATAGGTTTTACTTGGGATCCAGACAATGATGTATTTTATGGACCACAACCTTATGGTAGTTGGTCATTAAATTCTAACTGGGTATGGGAGGCACCTATTGCTTATCCAGATGATGGTAATAATTACATTTGGAACGAGAACCAAGGTAACTGGGAATTAGTCAATGGCGAGTGAAGTAAAAGTAAACACCATTAATGAATATACATCTGCAAATGGTGTAACTATTGATGGTGTTTTATTAAAAGACAGTAAGATTGGTGGAACAATAACTATACCTGGTTCTACTGGAACAATGGCTTTGACTTCTGATATTAGTGCAGGTGGATTAACTGAAGCAGACCAATGGAGATTGACTGCAAATATAACTTCTACCACACAACCAATTTCAACTAATTTAGAAAGACCAGATGGAACACTTCAATCATATATAGGAACTGGTATGACAGAAAGTTCTGGTGTATTTACATTTCCATCAACAGGATATTGGCTTGTAACAGTTGTGATGAGTGCTTATGTAACAAATGCTGGTGGAAGAACAGATATAACTATCCGTTCAACTAATGACAATTTTTCAACTGGTGACACTATTGGAATTGTTAGACATTATCAAGATTTATCTGGTCAAACTGATACAGATATGGTAACTCAAAGTGTGTTAATTGATGTAACTGATACTTCAAATGACAAAATAGAATTTTGGGCAGGAATAACTGGTGGTGGAGTAATTGTTGGTGGCACAAATGATAATCTCACAGCATTTACATTTCTAAAATTAGGAGATACATAATGTTACAACAAGCATTAGCATTTTTTAATACAGATATACCACAATGGTATGGATGGATAGATTTAGAAGATGGAGAAGTATATTCTAATTTAAAACTTAATGATGAAACTGCTGTTATGCCAACTGAGGAAGAAGTCAATCAAAAGATTGCAGAACTTCAATGGGAACAAAATAGAAGAAATGGTTACCCTGCTATAGGCGACCAACTAGATATGTTATTCCACGCAATAGATGGAGATGAAACATTAAAGATACAGTTTGCAGATTTTTATACCGCTTTAAAAGAAGTAAAAGATAATAATCCAAAACCATAATGGATTTTTTAGTGGGCTTTCTTTTTGGATATTTTAGTAAAAAATTCATAGAGTGGTTGTGGGAATTATCACAAGATTTAGATGACTATAGAAGGTTTACAAAACATGACTAACGGAAACGGATATACCCAAAAGGAACTAAATCAAATGATATTTGAAAAGCTAAAAAGTATTGAGGAAAAACTCGACCAAAAATTAGATAAGTCAGAGTTTTATAAAGTCCTTGCTTTAATAGGAACTATCGTTTCTATTGTTGGTCTCTTTATAGGTCTATAATGGCTACATTAAAAATAGACACAAAGACTTTAATACCAATCACAGTTACAATTTTATTAGGTGTAATAGGTTGGTTGTTTAATACAATCGAGGAATTACAAACAGCACATGCGGCCATGATGGAACAGTTAAGAATTTTAGAAAAAGATTTAGATATGCAGGAAAGTTTATTTTCTGAGTTATTATTTAAGATAGGAGGATAATAATGGCTGAGAAAAAATGTGAACCTAAACAAAATGAAAACGGAACCTATGTTACAATATGTAATTGTGAATATGGTTATTTTTCACATGGAGGTTGACAATAAAAAATTTTTTAGTTTTAAGGATAAGCACTCAAGCAGATAGTACCTCTGGTATTTTATTTAAAATTAATGAAGATGGTACTAAAGCATTTCTTTGTTATACATTAGAGGACGAAAAAAGAGATGAAAAAGTATGGGGTGAAACTCGTATACCCGCAGGCAAATATAAATTAGGCTTAAGAAAAGAAGGCGGTTTTCATAATAGGTATTTAAAAAAATACGGATCCTCTTTTCATCACGGTATGATACATGTTTTAGAAGTGCCAGATTTTGAATACATACTTTGGCATACTGGCAATACCGATGAACACACCGCTGGTTGTTTAATCATAGGTCAAAGCCAAGAAAGTAATTTAGTTAAGCCAGATGGATTTGTGGGTTCAAGTGTATCGGCATATAAATTTATTTATCCTATAGTGTCAAAAGCAATTTTAACTGAAGGTGCAACTGTGGAATATGTAGATTATGATACAACGCCACCAAAGAAAGCACCTAAAATAAATACTAAGTGGTGGGGATTGTAAGTGGCTAAAAATGAAATCAATCAAAAGATACCTTATGACTTATCGTTTGAGGAATTTTCAAAAGCAGTTGGTATTGGTGGATTGTGGTCAGTCGGTATTAATGGTATCGGTTATCTCTTATCTACATTAGAGGACGAGGCACCATTTGAATATCGAGCATACACCGTTCAATCTATACCAGTTCAAAAACAAAGATTAGATACCTCAGCAGAACCAGGCGAACAAACATTTGAACAATGGTGGACAAGAGCCCAACACTCATGGGTAGGTGGTGCGGGTCAAGATATATTTGACGCCGAAGGTTCTAATCGATTTTCATTTAAACAAAGTAGAGGTATTGATGTATGGACTGAAGGTCAAATCTCTTTATTAAAAGATACCGAAAGTATAGACAATAGTACAGGTGATGATTTAAATTGGTTTGTAGCTGGCGGTTATATCTTTTATTCTAAAGATGGTTCACTCTATCGTGCCACAAGTATTAATGGTACATTTACTGCAAATGATTTAAATGGCCCAGGCAGTAGTGAGGATATAAAATCTATCACAACTGATGGCCAAAATATATATGTATGTTGGACTGGTGCAAACAATATTTACAAAGCCGACATTGACGCCGCGACTTGGTCAGGTGAAGGTACACTTCAAAATAATTTGGACGCTGAATTACTTGGCTATGTAAAAGGTAGATTGTTAGCAACCAAAGATAATAAAGTTTATGAGATAAACCTTAATGATACTACTGATGAACCAGACCCATATTTTACACATAGAACTACAGACTGGACATGGACATCTATAACTGAGGCTGGACCAGCAATTTATTTATCTGGATATGCTGGTGAAACTTCTGAAATTTATTCCACAAGATTAACTGCACAAGACTTAGCTTATGCTGATGTAAGCACTCTAGGGGCGCCAATAAGCGTGTTTAGAGCGCCTGAGGGCGAGATTGTGCATACTATCAAAGGGTACTTGGGTAGAGCATTAGTTATAGGCACAAGCAAAGGTATAAGGTTGGCAGTCATTACAGATGAAACTGGACAATTAGATGTAGGTCCATTACTTGTATCAAGTGAGGAAGATATAGATTTCGCAGTAAAAGCCATAGAACTTGATGGCGACTATGCTTACTTTGGTTGGTCTAAATTTGATGATACATATTCTGGTATAGGTAAAATAGATTTAGGTTCAACTTCTTTTTCTAGCCATCTTATGTATGAAATTCAAGGCGATGTAACTAGCATAGCCCAGTTCGGTGACCGCCTTTTATTCAGCGTAAATAATTGTGCTGGTTCCAATCACAGTAGAGTAGTGGCCGAACACTCAACAGATTATGTAGGCACAGGCTATCTTGAAACTGGCGAAATAAGATATGGTACATTTGAAGTTAAAACCTTAAGATACTTTGACGCCATGTTAAAAGGTAATGGTCTACTTGATGTGGATATTAAAAGAGATGTAACTGGTTCGTATGAAAATATCGTATCAAGTTGGGAGGCCGATACAGAAGTAACCGATAGAGTTTATGGTATCATTGAACAAAACTTGGATATTGATGTATCAAGGTTTGAATTAAAACTTTCATTAAATACCTTAGTCGCCACAGAAACACCAATAGTTTTAGAGTGGAGAGTAAGAGGTGAGCCTAAAGTAAAAGGAAGGTATAGGTATTTTGTGCCTATAATGTTATATGATACAATGATAGCAAATAGTGGCCAGACATTTGGGTACGCTGGCTATAGCCAAGAGAGGTTAAATGAACTAATGGACATTTATAGAAGTGGTAAGATAATACAATTTCAAGACCCAGGCAGTCATTTACCTAACGGCACACCATCGGTGACTGTTCGTATAGAGGATTTACAATTTAAATCTTGGGCACCGCCGAGTGGATATGACGGACCAGGAGGTATAGCATTAATAGTGATGAGAGAGCAGACCTAAGTACTAATCCAAGTACAAATCCAGACATAAATAACCATATTCAAAGTCTAGGGTTAGACCCAAAAGACTATGAAATATTGGATCCAGTTGAAGTAAGAAGTTGGGACACTAACATGGGTGACCGTGTTGAGCGCCTACATTATTATAAACTTCGGTTAATGAAAAGAACGCCAATGGATCCTGATGTGTTTGATGAATTAATAGGTCTAATTAAAAATGATAAACCAAAAGCTAAGTTACCAAAAGGAGATGAAACTTTTGTGTTGGCTTTGGCTGATTGGCAATTAGGTAAATCAGATGGTGGTGGTACAAAAGAAATCATTAACAAAGTAAACCAAATGATTGTTGATACCAAAAAACAAATAAAAGATTTACGCAAAGTTGGCCACAATATAGATGAACTTTACATTGTAGGTCTAGGGGATTTAGTTGAAGGTTGCGATGGTCATTATGATATGCAAACCTTTAATGTAGATTTGGATATGAGAAGTCAAGTAAGATTGGCTTGGCAATTACTTATCAAGATAGTTAAAAACCTAGCACCTTTGTTTAATAAAGTAACCATAACTTGTGTGCCTGGCAATCACGGGGAAGTGAGAAAGAACGGCAAAGCCTTTACTACTTTTGGAGATAACTGGGACGTTCATGTATTTGAAGTATTAGAGGCGGTAATCTCTGAGAACAAAGACGCTTATGGCCATGTTAAATTTGATATACCAGATGATGAACTTATTATGGTCACAAACATAAGAGGAAAGAAATGTGTTTTTGCTCATGGCCATCAATTCAGAAGTGGTGGTACAGGCTCATTTGAAAAACAAAAGAAATGGTTGGCTATGCAATCACTTGCTAAATTAAAAGCGGATGGTTGTGATATATTATTATCCGGTCACTATCACCATTTATCAATAGTCCAAGAGTTTAATACTTTATTCCTACAAGCACCATCAATAGATGGCGGTAGTAGATGGGTGGAGAATACTCATGCTCTAGTATCGGATCCCGGAACCTTGACATTTGTAATAGGTAATAATACAATATCTAATATGGAGGTTATATAATTGGATTATAAAATTTTAGCTGAAAAAACTATTTGGACTTTTATTGAGGCTTTTATATCTGCATTGACCGTTGCACCTTTAGTTGGTGTGGACGCTGATGCAATTCAACTGGCCGCATTATCGGGTGGTGCCGCTGCCTTAGTTGTAGTAAAAGAATTTGCCAAAAAGAAAATAGGTAAGTAATGCCTGCCTATATGTATAAAAGCAAAAAGAAAAAGAAAGGCCGAAAGAAAAAAAGATAATCACAATCCGTGATTTTCTAATATCTCTATTGCCTCATCTGGTGAAGTAATAACTGCGGCAAGACCGCCTGCACTTACTACCTTCTCTAAAAAGTATTCTTGTCTTGGACTTATACCATGTGTGCCATCAAGTCTTTTGACTTCAAAGGCTACAAATCTGCCATGAATACAACCAATGATGTCTGATATTCCTGCACCCATTTGGGCACTACCATGTATCTTTAACCACACACCACCATACGCTCTTAACTCTTTTAATATGGCCCGATGTATTACGCTTTCTTTTGCACCCATTCTGGTATATCTCTTTTGGTATATTTCATTAAATGTTGTTTATGGACATTATAGTAATCACGGTAAGATAACAAAGCACTTCTAGGATTTTTAACATCATCAGGCATAGCAAGTGCTGGCTTAGTCATTGGCTTATGTACTATATTTTTAGGCAAATGGCTAAGAGCCTCATGTAATCTTGTTTCCGATTTGTGTATCTTTTCATAACGGTATGTATACTCGGCACATAATGCTCGCCATAATCTAAAGGTGTATTTATAATTACCGCTAGTTTTTCTTATCCAAACACCACATGGGTGATTGATATAACAAGCCTTATATAATACTTCATTTTCGTAAGGTGCTATATCATCTAAAATTCTATGGGCGGTACTCATAAGCTGGGCATATTCAAGTATCATCTTTACCACATGCTTATCATTGTGAGCCATAGCACACTTAACTGGGTCTTTATCTAAATAAAAAATGTTCATGGAATATCTCTCCTATATAAAAAAGAGAAGGCTTATCTTGGCGCCTGATAAGCCTTCTCGGGTTGCTACGAGAGAGGAGGGTAGCAATCTAATTATAACTCAATACCTGGTTTAGTGTCAACCTTAGTTTCGGTTACTGCCAATAGTGAACGGGCAAAAACATCATTTACTTCTGACCTCTTTGAACCGTTCCACTCGCCGTCTACAATGGCTATCGCACACTCTCGACCTTCGAGCCTATCTAATGGAATATCCATAGCACCTGAGTTTGCTATTTCTACACCACATGCCTCTAAAGTATTTCTAAAATTCCATAGAGATTGTGGTAGTAAGACGGTGTTATACCAAAATCTTGCGCCGGTATAATCACCACCATCTATTTCAAAAGTCCAGACAACCATTGGGTTACCGGCTTTAGAAGTTTCAGCTTTTGCCTCAACTACTTTTGCTGGGTAATTACCTTCTGGTACAACTGGCTTTCTTGATTTTCCTTCAACTCCTGTGAAGTCAACCTTGATTTGACTTTCACTTTGGATATTAATTTTGCCTTCACTCATTTATTTACCTCCAAGTTTTTTAAGCAATTTATCCACAGTAACATTGACCGCATAATTTGGTAGTATGGGTTCATCGCCACTGTTACTTGTTGTTATTCTCTCGCCTACCAAAGCACTTGCACTTCTAAACTCCATGCCATACTCTAATGGTGGGTCTTGGTCTAGTGGTGCATTGTTTGGTAGTTTACCTTCTCTTACAAAGGTACGAGCAATTATGTCTGGCATTTCGCAAAGCGTAGACCTAATTGCTGGTGAT